GGTAACATAACTAAATTAAATTTAGATTTCACTTACAATCAGGTAAAAATTTTAAATGCGGATTGTGAGGTGAAATTTTGAAATCAAACAAGCAAAGATAGCAATAAAGGAGCGAATTTGACGCCGGCGGAGATAGTACCGCGAGCAAGCATCTTGAAGGTGTCAGAAGTGACAACTTTCTTCACAGCTTTTAAAGCGTTTTTCACGTGTTCGGGATTTTCAGAGAGGACGTTGACCTTAGAAAGTTCTGATACGAGAGCTTCCATATAACCAGGCAAAGCGTTACATTTAACGAAGGCGTTAGATGGATCAACAGTCAGGTATTCAAGAGACATTGTAGCTGCCAAATTCAGCGACAAAAACGCGTTAGCGTCGAGTCCAGTGTAGGTGTAAGCCAACAACAGGAAGGGTAGATTCAGCGGGTTACCCCCGTAAGGGTCTAAATCTAAAGGCTCTTGAAACATCCAATCTTGGATCTTCTCTGGGACATGGGAATAGGATAACCCATTGGCCAAATGATTCTCATCAAGTCGATGATGAACCTGTGACGTTATCAGTGAGACAACGCCATCGATAGTTCCGGGAATGTTGTAGGTGTTACCAGGTAGTCTGGCAGCATAAACGTTCCCTCCCTTCGCCATTTCGGGCGTAGTGTTTTGAAACAAAAAGTGCATACCTGTAGTACACGTTCTAGATGCAAGATCGAACTGTGTTTTACATTGCAATGCGAATTCCGGGGGAAGAAGATCCCAGAGAGTCCATAATTTCCAAACCAATGGTGCTGAGGCGGTTATGCCGGGCATACTAACTGACAAAGTCAAGCCAGAAGCCATCCACGCAGGGGCGGTCGTGAACTGAAAACCAAAATAAATACCAGCGTTAGCGGGATCGGCGGCAGCAAGAATGAAAGCTGCAAAAGAGCCGACTCCAATATTGTTAGTACTATTAGTTTTAGCCGCAACGTTAGCAATAGTGGATGTGCCGTCTTCAACAGCTACACCTGTAGTAGTGACATGCCCGTAAGAAAAACGACAAGTCACAGTGGTTGAGTTCGGGTTATAGAACGTAAAGGTCCACAAATTATTGGGAATAACAAAGTTTCCGGGGTAGTATTTAAGTCCAACTTTCAAACCTTTTGAAGAATTTGAATAGTGACTACCGGAAACACCAAATTTGGCGGTAGAACTCTTCAGTTTGCCGGCACCACAAGGCAAAGTGGTGTCTAACGAAATAAGCTCATTAGAGTACTGAACTTGGTTGGGTATATCCAAAGTAGGGGACATCGAAAAATTGACATCCGCGACAGCTTCGGTGTACTCGATGAAAACATCAGGGTGGGGCCGAACAATCATGGCACCTTTAGTGACGTTGCCGCTCTTAGCGGGAATGAGTTCCTTGTTACCATGGAATTGATGCGGTGCAACAATAGCCTCCATCACACGAGGGATGGTGTATTGACTATTTTGCAACATAATGGCACCTACTAAGTCACCGACGGGTTTCATTTCACGTTCAATGAGTTTAGCCATAGCTTGAGGGGCAGGAGTGGGTGGTTTAAACACTCGTGCTTGGTTATTATTGTTGTTATTATTATTGTTTTTTTTTTTATTTCTCCGTCTTCGGTTATTATTGTTACGAGGGCCACCAGTTGGTTTACTCTCGTTCATGATCACAACAGTGCTAGGCTTGTTGTTTGGTTTACCTTGGATAATAACAGTATCTTCCATGTTTTTACGGAGCCGTCCTCCGCATCGCTGCAGGGATTTAAACATGGAAACATCAGCCTCAACAAATCCTTCACCACGGATACTCGGGATAGAACTTGAGGGAAAAAAAACAATGTTTTTGTGTAATCTGGTCTCTAACTTTTTTTTGATCCCAGTCAAAGTGGTGTGCCACTTCTTAGAGTACCAACACAAAACTAATAACGAAACAGTTTTATTATATAACACAGAGGAACTCTGATTTCTCTTCTTATAAAACATTTTTGTTAATGGTCGAGCTATTTTGCAATGAACTAGTTGAATGTGATTTGTCCTGGGAGTAACCCAAGAGTCGTCACTAGCAACGGGTTTCATAGACAAAAAAGTACATGCAGACATGTGTGACACCTCATTATCAGGGTCATCCCAAGTCACGCGGATTTTACCATTCCAATACCTAACGAAATCACTCTTAGGGATATGATTCTGCGTCCGAAAACCGAAAACAGTATCATCACCGTTATGTTTAGAGTATACGAGCGATCGAATTAAGGCAATAGGATTGGCTTTCCACATGTTAGGGAAGTTGTCACGAGCATAACATGCTACAGCATAAAAGAACTTAAAGACTGAATCCCAAGTATTGAGATCACCAGTTCCATACCAACCGGACGGATTACCTCCGTCCTTAACCCACAGAGATCCATCTGCAAGCCGTATTGGGGAATAGATAACTTCAGTCATAAGTTTGTCAAATAAAGAGTAAAACTCGACAGGGATATATTTCCGCCATATAGCAAAATAACGTTTCATATGATAAGATGAAATTGTTGTGTCCATAGCGTCGACGTCGTAAGAACCGCCAACTTCCTTTGGGAATAATTTATACCAAACATCGCCGAGATCACTGAGAACATTTATACCTAAACTCGAAGCTCGGGTATGGTCCTTACAGGATCTCAAATTGGACATGTGAAAGTTGTGCATGAGAAACACACAAGGGGCTAAATGTTGGATTGGGGATGAAACAATAGAACGAACATCTTTTTTTTTTGCTCGAACCTCATCTTTAAGGTTAAGAGTGAAGATGGAAGGAATGTTGTTAATGCTTTCATCTAAAATTGATGCATGGATATCAGCACCAATGTGATCTATGAGATCTACTTTGTCCATAAATTCTCTACTCCACGGATACCCAGCAGATGTATGAGCCAAAGACCCATCACCCTGACGTTTAACGGCTTCACAAAAGTCGTCCACATCGAAAAGGGGATTGCCAAGATTAACCAAATTTTCTTCAAACTCGGCCTCAAGAAGAGTGAAAACTATGTTTTCGATATCGTGGTCATCAAAACGCCACTCACCAGGACCATCGTATTTAAAGATGGCTTCAGTGGCTATGGATGCATTCAACTTCTTAAGCTCATACTCAGATATATCTATCAAACCTGAATAATATTCATCAGCTAAAGAATCTCTGATAAATTCAGTACTAGGAGACATAGCGGCGCCAGGCAGCTCAAGAACAGGAGAAACACCTTCGATCTGGAATGGTACAATAGGAGCAAAACCATTCTCCTTGGATTTTGTGTAATAAATGTAGTGTATGCCAATCAAAAAAAATCTGCCATCTCGACATCCGTACCTATCATGGAAGATCACGGGTCTACCGCAATCGCCACCTTCAGTATTAACTTTATATCTACAACTATCGAGAGTGACACAATCATGTTGAGTGCGTTTAGAACAAACATTACAACCTAACAACTCTGCAGTAACTACACCTCTATTTCTTCTAAGGAAATTAATCTTTAAGGGTGAAACGAAAGGAGGCATTGCTAAGCCAGTTTTTGGTGAAAATATGTTACATATAATAACATCATCATTCCTAATTACACAGCGGAATGTTACGTCAATAGAAATGACGCTGGAAGCACACAAATAAGACACTTGGCAAGTTCGAGACTCACCTTGATCTATAAGAGCTATGTGATGGGACAAGCAGGCAAATACCCATCCTTTAAAATTAAAAAGTGAACCGTGAGCGGATTGTTCAGGACCGGTTACATGAAAAACACTGTCAATAGGGGTAACATCATGTAAAACGACTTTACCTTGTGTTTGTGCAACCCTACACATAAGATTCAAATGATCTTTAATATGCTTAGGTATGTATTTGTCGTGAATAACTAACACTCTGTGTTCGCCTTCTAGCTTGTCAGCAAGCTTAGAATTTAAATGACCGTTCTTCCACTGCTTGTAAATAACAATGGAACCGTCTTTATTTGCATGGGCAAGGAACAACTTACGCGTTTCAGGCGCGCTGGGAGGACCAATTAACCTAACACGAACACGATTGGGTTCAAGCCCAGGTGGGTGATCAACCATACCAAATATGCTCTTGTTAGCAACACCTTTGGCATCATGAAAATAAGAGTTAGCTGAAAGTAAAGCGACCGGCATCAAAACTGGGCGAGCATCTTCAATCTCTGCGTGACCTAAAGCCGTTTTGACGTCTTTGGAGTTAGTCATCTTCTTCAGAAAATCTTGAGGGGACACAGAAACTTTCTTCTTATCTTTATTATCAAAAGCATAATTCTTGGTAATAGTCAAATTACCATCCTGTTTATAACCTTGACCTATATAGCTACGACCCCCAGATTCGAAGGTTATAGTGACAGCTGAAGAACTCTCATACGGGTTATGGTCATCTCTGGCCTCATACTTTTGCATAAATTCTTGCTCAAACTGGAAATCATCTAATGGAATATCTCCCCAGGCAATGTCCTCGTCTAAACCTAGTTGTGCCAAATTTTGGGACAATTTACCACCACCTCTCTGTTGGTGACCTTCAAGAACTTTCTTCTCTTTTTTACTTTTCTTGTTCAACTTGGCGGCGATTCTATCTGACGCTTCAGCGATATTTTCCTTCTTATCAACAGCAACCAGTGGGCGTTTGTTGACAATTGGAAGCTCGTCTAATTTGTCCGATGAGAACGCGGATTTAAGCAACTTTGCAAACGAAATAAATAAAAAGATAAATGAAAAACCTAAAGTAAAGAAATCAGTCACAGAATAAGTAGAAAAATAATTTTGACACGAATATTTAAATGTGCCTTTAAAGTCACGTTTGCCAAATCCCATGAATTTACTAGGAAGTGAAACGGCGAAATACAAATAATACAAACTCGACACAGCTTTAGCAATTCGAGCTAATGAAAATAGGAACGTAAAGATCCAAATGAAATCCCAGTGGTCGCGCTGCAAACCTTGAACAACAGGATCGACAGGGTCGGGATTTTCCTTCTTGGCTTCAGTTATAATAACATCATTGGACACAACAATGGGTAACTTAGGTGGAACAGGGGGAGGACAAGAGATAACATTTAAATTATTACCAATGTCAAGACTACCACGAGGTTTTTTAACAACAACGCTAGGGGACGCCTTGTAGTCAGCATTATCAGTTGAGAAGACAGTGCCTTTACAATTCCTATACAGAATACAATAATCCTTAGATGAAAGATCATCTGGGAAACAAGGATCAGATTTATGACCCGCATCATCCCAAGGTGCAGGGGGCCTGGATGGGAGAACGCCTATATGGTTAGGAATAACCGTAATATCATCAAATTGCCGAAAGGGCTTAGAAACGACATCCTCAAAACAATAAACAGTGGTTTTATTATTAATTTCATACAAATCATCGATAGTGACAGCACCCTGAAAGGAAGGGCTAGAAACCCTCACCCAAACAGGCGATACAGACTGTTTAAGGACATAGTAATGACCTTCACTAGCAACTTCTTTTGCATAAACATAATCGCCAGCCCTGTAGTATAAATAATTATCATTTTCTACAAAGCGCCATTTATTTTCGATTTTGTAAGTCCATCTACTCTTACTCGAATCAATAGATACAATACGACAGTCACCAACTTTGTTAGCAACTTCGTTTTGAAGATCAAAAGACTCTCCATTAAGCATCTGTCTAAGTATAAGTGAGCCCCGATGCTTCGAGGATAATTCATTCATCTCACTCCAATCCCTTGCCGTAAGACCAGCATAAGGTTTAATATGGTACAACTTATATGTACATCTACAGTCCTTGACGAGAACCCATTGCTTATCAACGGCACATTGGTAGTCTGCCTCAGAGAATAAACGAGTGAGGTAACGACCCTTCGCGCTTATTGAGAACTTGGGCGAAAAAGGTACTGAAAGATGGTTATGTTCAATAGTCAAGTAACCAGCTGCGATGGGAGGCAAAGTGCTAACATCACAAACGTAATGAACAATAACGGAGTCAAAAGTCGTTAAGCCAAAATAGGATAAAACTTTCATCAACAAATTGAGAAGAGGGGTGACCCAAGAATAATTAACTCCCTGGACCACATCAAGATCTTTACCCTTAATATTAAGCACGATTTCTCTCCAAAGATCTCTTAAAAGATTCTGCGCTACATGCACGATGTAGGGATTCAGAAAGAAATTAGTACTACAAATGATATAAATTATGATGGATAAAATAACAACGTTATAATGCATTATACCTTCATTAGAATATATGTAGACATTATGAATCATAATAAAAATAGTAGTAACAAACTGCAACCTATCGGTAGCCAAAACAAAAAACATGAGTGATCCAAAAACCCACGTACGCAAACTCACTGATAAAACTACAAAGTTGAGTAACAGTGAGTAACCATAAAAAAGCAAGCAAGTAAATACAAGCACAAATACGGTGACAACATCAAAGCCACTAGCGTAATGGGACAAGCTAGTACTGATAAGCAAAGCACAAAAAACCCAGCGGACTAGGTAGATTAACGCAATGTTGAGCTGTTGTTTTTTATATTTTAGAAATACTCCTTCAACATCGCTCCAGAATGGACCTGGATTTTTCTCTATAACCCACTGAGCAGCAGTTATAGCCCGATCCTTAGGAACGAAAGATAAAAAAGAATATTGATTTAAGGGAGAACGCATCCACAAAGTTAGATCTGAAACGCCCTCACATTTAAATTCTTGCAACCAACCTCTCGAAGTCCAAGCCATCATAGCGGCGTGGTTCATTCTAATTTGTCCATTATCTAAAAGAACGGCACCCTTAAATTGTTTGAGAGCAAGAATTGTATTGCAATGCACAACCACCTCTTCAAGAGGCGGAAACACTGATGCAAAAACAGCATATGGTTTAGGAGTTCCTTTGGGGTCGCTCGAGTATGCGGGACCAGCTCGGATATCATCAAAAGTGGAACGAGTTGGGGCATCGACACGACATCTAGAAACATCCAAGTCAGAATTGTTGTTATTTGTTGGGATTACGGCTTTGTTTTCCAGCTCCTGTTTTTGGAACTGAGCAAACGCACGTCTAAGCGCACACATGGAATCCTCAACATCACTGATCATTTTTGCAAGATCAGCGACAGTAACAACGTTATTAGCA